GGGTGTAACGTCTGAATGGATGGGCGACCAGTTTGAAAAAGGATTATACGATGCCATCGGCGATGAACTTGTAAAGTCTGCAAACATCTTGCGCAGAGAACTATCACTCGTATTGACAACAACTGGCAAGGGTTCAAAGAAACCGCCAAGACACTCGCCAACAACTTCAAAAATACCGTGGAACGTGACGGGTAATCTTGCGGGTTCTTGGCACTCATCGCCAAGGGCAATCCGTTCGGGTGGAAAGTTCACTGCAGGAGTCTACACAATTGTCGGATATGCGTGGGATCTTCATGTGAAAGCACCCATACATGGCGGTAGGAATTTCATGGACGAGAATTTGTACTGGTATCAAAAAACAGTGGCAAAGATTAAGAAGCAACTCGACCCGCAACGCTTGATTAGAGTAGCGACAGGGAACTTCAGATTCTAGGATTTGAAATCATGAGCCAAGCAATCAAAACAGCACTGTACACGAAACTGACGGCAGACCAAACCGCAGATTCTTTCTACGATGACGTTGGTGGTCGCATCTTTGAAATGGAAGGTAAGGACGATTCTGCGTTACCGTTGATTGTCTATGACGTAACATCAACGCCAGTTGAGGGATTGTACAACGGGAATGTGATCGTCAAATCTCAAGTGGTTCTCACCCTGTATGGGCATCGGAGATTGGGAGCAGCAGCACTTGGGGCAATCGAGGACAAGTTGTTCACGCTCATCAATCAGGCGACACTTGCACCGTCTGGGTATGATAGCAATGCAGTCATGATTTGTTTGGATCGTGATAGGCGAACAGTGTTTGACGAAATACTTTCAAGCGAAAGCGTATATTCAATAGAGGCAACTTCAAATTAAGAGGCAAATGTAATGGCAAGAATAGTTGGAAATGAAGGTCAGGTATCAGTCGCTACTTATGGCATCACCGCAAACGCATGGTCAATGTCAATCAGTAGGGTAATCAGCGATGTAACAGCATTCGGTGATGCTTCTGCAAAAGTCCGTGGTGGAATCCCAACCTACAGTGGAAGTGTGTCTGGTTTTATGGATGATACAGATACACCAAATCTCACTGAACTGTTTTTTGAAACTGGTGATGCTGCCGTGATTACCTTAATCGCACAAGATGGCAATCAATGGTCTGGTTCTGCGGTGATTTCTGGTGTATCGGTCAGCACTTCCAAAACGGGTGATGCAACAATATCACTTGACTTCACATACGATGGCGGAGTATCCGAAACTTGGGGATGATGCACGGTTGATTTTTGTGCTACACTTCTCGCATGAAATACGAACGAATTGAAGTGACGATTACCGATGGAACTGCTTGGCTTGAGCGATTAAGTCCACGCCAAATGATTTCTATCGGTGATCGTCTTTGGTCTGAAAAACGCAAGCGAATGATTCAAGACATGAAAGACGCAGAAATTGAATCTGCTGAACGTATGCAAGCATTGCAGGAACTTGACAACAAGCGTGGTTTGATGAGCGAAATTGTTTTGCACGCCATCAATTTGCAAGGTTCTTTGGATATTATGGCGGAAGCCGCAAAGAGCAAGAATGCTGAAAATGCAGACGGCTTGCCAGACAACTTTGAAGGTACGAGCGAAGATGCTATGCGGATCGCATTGGATTTGATTGGCGCTGAACTCGAAAAGCCAAAAACAGAATCAAAATCAAAAAAAAAGTAATTGAGAAAAAGCCAAAATGGGTCACGCACTCCGCTTTGATTTCTCGCTATTTTGCCGCCTTTGGCAATCCCCTTGATTTGCCAATCTGTTTGTTCTTGCTATTGCTTGATAGAATTGGATATGTTCGGCAACTTGAGAGTGGTGAACCGATGAGTGACAGAGAATATGTCGAGTTCGCTGCGAACTTTGAAGCGTTTGAGGAATAGCAATGGCTGAAAACATTGGCAAAATAATTGTATCAATCGAAGCAGAAGTTGCTGAACTTCGCAAGGGTCTTGCCAGTGCCGAAGCAGAGTTCAAGAAATCTGCGAAAAAGATTGAAGAATCCCAAGCGATGCTTGGACAAAAATTCAAAAAATCATGGGTGGAACTTTCAAGCAAAATAAATGTATATTTGATGGCTCTGAATGTAGCCGAGGGTCTTGTGCGTGGACTTTCTGGTGCAATGAAAGTTTTTGGTGAAGAAGGTTCATCAAGTGCCGAAAAAGTTGGTGGTGCGATTCTGGCATTTGGAGATGCAGGCATTCCAATTGTCAGTCAAGTGATTGGACTTGCCGAGGGATTGGCAGAAATGTTTGTCAGGTCGTCTGAAAAAATACAACAAGTTCAAAAAGATCTTGAGGATTTGAACCAATCGTTTACAAAGATGATGGAAAGGCGTGCTTCAAAAGCGATGGGTGAAGATTTTGATCGAGTGGTCAACACGATGGCTACACGAATTGAAATAATGCGAAGAGAAACGGGGAAGGATGTAGATGAGGATTTTCAACTCAAACTTAAAAGAGCAAATGAAAGGGAAAATCTTGAGGCAAATCTTCAAAAACGAGTTTTAACAATTGGGCAAAAAGACCCTGCTGAAATCGAAGGGGCTGTGGCGAACAAGAAGCGGATGCTGGAGTTGTTTGATTTTGAAACCACTTTATTGAAAACGCAACTAGCGAGAGAACAAAAGTTGAGGCAAGAAGCAAGGGAAGAGGAATTTCGACTTGCCAAAGAAGCAGCAGAAAAACTAAAGCAACAAAAAATCAATGATGCAAAAGCAGTTGCCGCCAAGACAAGAGATTTGCAAACTCAACTCAATATAATGATTGCAAAACAAGCGGGTGACGAAGAAAAGGCACGAACGCTGGCAATTGAAGGAAAATATGACAAGATGCTTGATGGTGCATCACAAGTCAATAAAAGAATTATTGAACAGATGAAAGCAATTGAATTGGCTGCTGTTATGCCCGACAATGTTGCTGGTGCTGATCCCGACAATGTTGCTGGTAGTGCAACGGCTTCGATTTCAACGGCGATAGGCAATTTCACACTCGCAGCCGCAACTTCACCGGCTGCCAAAGCAGCAAAAAAACAAACCGCAATTCTGGAAACAATTGCAGAAAACACGGAAAAGACACAAGGACAGCAAGAGATTATACTTGCGCAATAAACAGAGGCAACCATGACAACATTGGTCAAAGAAGTTTTCAGCAAAAGCGAGGCGGGGAGTATTGATGCCGACGGCACTCGTTCCGTCACTCGTCAATTTTATGTTTATGACGACGGGGCGGGAGACCCTGTTTTGCTGCTAGAAGATGCTCTTTCGGCAGCAGGATTGCCGACCGAGCCAAGCGGCGGATCGTCAAATTCAACTTTAGATGCGGGCGGAGTTACGCTTTCGTATTGGGGAACGCGAAGTTGGTCAAAACAGAAGGGTCACAATGATTTATGGGTATTAAAATATGAATACACAACATCACCTGCCTCATCTAATCAATCTTCAGAAACAAATGAGATTAGCGGCGGAGTTCGCGCCGTTGCCAAAGGTGTATACCGCATAAATTACAATGCCCCAGATTGGGACTATCCAACGCGAGCGGATATTGGCGGCGTAGGAATCGACTCCGGCGGAACAAAAACCTCGATATCTTCACAGGAGTCCACTTTGACAATTACACAATATCGACAATCACCAGACCCAAGCATTGTAGAATTTCAGGACGTTGCGGGCAAGCGCAACGCAGAATCGTTTTGGGGTGCTGCAATTGGCACGGTTCTATTTATGGGAGCAAGATACTCGCAAAACACCACAACTGGCATGTGGTCTATTCAATATGAATTTTCTTATGACAGCAAAACATTTCACGCAGAGCAAGTCGCCAAAACTGACCCAAACGGAAATCCATTGACTGAATTGGTGGGCAGCGGGGATTTGGCGGTTGCAACGGCGAGTCATGTATATTTTGTTCAACCTTTCGCTTTGGCGACTTTTGCAACATTGCCGCAACAACCATGAGCAAATTAGACATGCCAAGAATTAGCCGAATGAAATTCGGGATCATTGACGCAAACTTTGTGAATGCCGCGACAGACATTGCAAAGGAATTTGATGATTTGAAGCCGCGAATTTTGGACTCGCTTGAAAAAAAACCTCTTAGGATTCATCAACCATTTTTGGCAAAGATACTAGGAAAAAAAGTGCTTAAAACTGTAGAAATTGAATTTTTTGATGAAGTAACGCGAGAGATTGAGGTCGCGTGGGAGTACGAGTGGGAGAGGGTTTTTCTGAAAAGTGGCGAAACGGTGATTGCGCCTGAAGATGGTCACGAAGGCGACCCGTTGCTCAACAACGAGATTGTCAGAGAAACTTATGGCGAAAATTCTGGGTATGGATACAACATCGCCGAAATCGGACACGTTGCAACGTCGCCAATAATTTTTGGGATTGATATGAGTGGCGGTGCTTACCCTCTCGGCTTCCGCCCATACGGTATTGACGATGGATACTATGTAGATATGAGAACATATACTACAGAGGACGGTTCTCTGATATATGTATTCGATCGTCTTGGAACTCATGACGGCGATTGTGCCGAGCCAGCGGTTACTCCATGAGCAGCACAAGAAGAAAAAATTGCTGCTGCACTAATAATACATGTGGCTATTGCAACAATTATTTGACGGGGAAAAACTGCGTGGACAACGACGCTCATGGCAATCCTGATATGTTGTTGCTTGGACAAGATTGCCCAGACACCGAAGTCATGCAGATATGTATTGATCCAATTGTCTGGAGTGCAAGTTTTGACTGTCCCGAAGGTGGCGATTGCGGTCATCCATACTATGAGTGCTGTCCACCCATTGATTCGATTTATCCTAAAGTACAGAAAGAATTTGTCATTGTCAAAGAGTCGACTACTCCGCATGGGACAAACCCTTGCAAATATGTCAATACAGAAAAAATATGGGTCTATGGTGAAACCGATGGCGATGGATTGACAAAGAAGTGCAGAGCAGATGGACTGTGCAATGGGACATATCCGCTATGTGCGGAGAGCGATGTCCCTGTCATGGATTATTATCTTGACAATATCGAGGTCACGATTACCGCTCTTTGCATAGAGGACGAAGATCAGGTTGAAGCGCATGGATATCCGATCGGCACTTGTGGTCGTCTTATTGAAATTCAAATTCGAGCATACTACGGGGAAGGATGGTGTGCTGGCAGCCAAGCAGACGACGCAATCTGGAGTAGTGCAAGCGACAGATGCGACAAAGATGGAGATGGTGTTGAAGAATTGCGTGACTATAGGGGCGGAGTCGGTCTTGATGGATGGTTCTTTCCATCCTGCGGATGTTTGCCCTATTGCTGGAGTATTGACGAGCCAGAATGCAAAGAGTGTGGCGAGGACTCTTGTTTTGACA